GGACCGGTTAGACGCCGGCCCAGCGCAACAGCAGGAAGACCAGCTCGCCCAGCGCGGCACTGCCCGCGGCGATCGCCACCCAGATAGCCAGGATGGCGGCCCGGCGGTCATGGTTCACGCCACCGCCGGTCGAGCCACCGGTTGAAGTAGGCGTCGACGGGGACGATGCCCAAAAGGACGAGTCCGACGACGAGCTCGGAGACGTGGGTGCCCGAGGTGAGGACAGCGTCGATGATGACGAAGCAGCCGAGCACGAAGAGCACGGCCTGGCGGACCAGCGCGAAGATGCGCTCCACGGGTCAGGGTTTGTTGTCGTCGTCGGGCAGGTTGTTCAAGATGATGGCCAGCCCGCCGACCAGGCCGAGGCAGGCGAGGAGGACGGTGTCGACGCTGCGGTTGCGGACCAGCACGACGATGGCCAGGCCGAGGGCGGCGAACCCGCAGATGAACAGGCCGAGCGTGCGTTTGATCCGCCACGGCATGTCAGGTCACCGGCATGGTCCAGGACGCCTGCCAGGTGGACGGGCCGACCAGCCCGTCGACGGCCAGCTTTTTTTCGGCCTGGAATTGGCGGCAGATGGATTCTGAGTCGGGCCCGTAGCAGCCGTCGACGTCTATGGCCCAGCCGCGGGCGGACATTTGAGCCTGCCACGTTGTGACGTTCTGGTTATCCACGCCGCCGTAGTAGCCGGAATGGCAATGGGGGTCCGGGCTGGGCTGGCCGAGGTAGTCGGCGGTCGGGTACGGAAACGGCGGCGCTGGCGCCGCCGGTTGGGGAGTTGGCGGCGCCGGCGCCGGGGTCGGGGCGGGAGTACTGCCCGCGGCCATGGCTAGCACGTCGTCGATGGGGAAGCTGGGACCGCAGTCCCAGTGGCCGCCGCCCCACGATCCCAAATCGGCGTGCTGGCAGACGCCGGTGCCGCCGCCCTGCGCCTCGTCCGCGGAGAGTTTGACGATGGGGATCCCGAACGTGGCGGCTTCTTCGGCGATCCAGGCGGCGGTGTTGGCCAGCATGTCCGGATGGTTGGCCCATTCGGTGGCGTCCCATTCGGCGAAGGCGCACAGCTCGGCCTGCACGGCGACGGGGTTGGCGTTGGCGGCGGTCCAGGCTTTGCCGGCGCGTTGGACGTATTCGCCGACGGTGTCGGGGGTGTCGTCGATGCCGACATGCGAGCTCACTCCCGAAGCCGGGTTGGCGAAAAACGCGCCGAGATCCTGGTAGGTGGTCGCTCCTTCGGCGGTGTGGAGGACGATGAGCCGGACGGTGGCCCCGCCGCGGCTGGAGTAGTTGGGGGACGGGATGCTAACTCGCTCGAGGGCCATCGTGGTCGCCGTGGTCGGGGTGGGGGTGGCGGGCCCAGTCTTCGTCGGGTTCGTCGTCGGGGTCGTCGGCCGGGCCGGGCCAGTCGACGGTGTTGTCGTCTTCGGTGAAACTCACGGGGATTCCTCCTATCTGCGGGCCAGCGCCCGGATGTCGCTGTCGGATTTGGTGAACAGTTTTTTGAACGACGGCGGCGGCCGGGAGACGACCAGGGCGACGTCTTCCTGGCCGTCGTCGCCGATGTCGTAGGTGATGCCGAGCACCCGGACCGAAGTGTTGACGTCGAGGCGGCCGGTTTGGACGATGAGGGGGACGACGTCGCCCATGTTGGGCTGGCCCCATTCGTAGGCGCCGGGCCGCAGTCCGAGGGTGTAGTGGGGTACCAGGACTTCGTCGAGGGTGAGGTCGCCGGCGGCTTTCTCGTCGAGGGTGGATTGGACGGTCACGTCGGTGGCGTCGTCGGCGAGCATCCACAGGCCGGCGGTGGTCGACGCGGTGCCGGCCGCCCAGGCTTCGCTGTAGAACTGGGGGGTGGGCGCCGTCGAGGTTTTGTTGCCCAAAACGCGGACATAGTTGGCGTAGTCGGCGGAGTTGACCGACCGGGTCAGGCTGGCGACCGTCGACCCGTATTGCAGGGCGATGCCGGTGCGGGTGACGCCCTGCTGGGGGTGGAAGACCCGCAGGCTGTCGGTGGCGTCGGTGATGGACGGCTGGACGTCGTAGTCGAACCCGTTGATTACGGCGGCGAGGTCGTCGACGGCCTGGCCGATGTTCTGCGAGCCGTAGTAGGTGCGGTCCCGGTTCTGGCCGGACAGGCCGCGGGGGGCGCCGGCGGGGGTGACGGCGGCCAGGGCCAGCGGCAGGTAGGAGGCGGGGGTGAGGGCCGTGCCGGACGAGGTGTGGACGGTGGAGGCCAGGCCGAGGAGGTCGCCGACGATCAGGTCCTGGTCGCGGGCGGTGACGGTGTAGGTGGCGGTGAGAAGGCGGCGCTGGAGGACGGCGGCGTAGTCATGGCAGGTGTAGGTGACGACATGCTGGTCTTCGCTGACCTGGTCCTCGGATTGGGCGATCACCCCCCGGAACACGGCGATATCCGAGCCGGTCTGGTCGTCCCAGCGCCAGGCCACCACGTCATGTTCGAGCTCTTCGACCAGGGCGGCGGCGTCGGATCGGCCGTCGAGAGTGAACGTCAGGGTGGCGGGAGTGTTCCAGGCCTGGACCAGTTGGCGGCCGCGGGCGTCGGTCAGCTCGGCGATGATGTTGGTCATCAGCCCGGCCGGGGCGAACTGGCGGTTATGCAGGGTGAGCCGCCACCGGCCCCGGAAGTTCGGGACCGGCCAGGCGTTCGGGCCGATGTTCCCGCCGATGGCGACCAGTTTCAGCGGGCCGAGCAGCAGGGCGGCGGCGCCGAGCCGGGTTTCTATGACCGAGGCCGCGACCACCGACAGCGGCCCGATGTCGAGCACGGCGGTGCCGGTGATCGTCGGCGACGAGATCGTCGACGTCGACGTGACGGTTAGTGGCCCCAACGCCAGGCTGGCGGTACCGGTCAGCGGTGGTGGCGGGCCGCCGCCGGGTGTCCCCCATTTGGAGCCCAGCGAGGAGAGCAGGCTGGCGATCTGGGTGGAGTTGAGCGCGAACGGGTAGACCAGCGCCTCGCAGATAGGGCCGTTCCACGGTTCGCTCACACCCCGGCCGAACAGGGCCATGGCGGCGGTGCCGGACAGGCCGGTGGTGCCGGCGTTGAGCGGCCCGCCGGGGGTGGTGTCCTGCTGCAGGTTCGAGGACGACGAGTTGACCACGGCGGCCACGAAAAACGCCTGGTTGGCGGTCGGCGCGAAAGCGAACTGGGCGCTGCTCCCCGCGAATATTCTCCACCGGGCGGCGACGGCGAGATCGACGAACGACCCGCTGGTGCCCATCACCGCCTGGTTGCTGCCCGGGCTGACGGCCATGGCCACGGCCACGAACGTGTAGGGCTGCGCCTGGGTGAGCGTGGTCTGCATCGACGAGTTAGAGCCGTTGCCCCACACGGCCGGCAGCCCGTTGACCTGTTTGGCGGTGGTGGTGTTGTAGTAGAGCGGCTGGAACGAACCGGTCGACTGGACCATGTCGTAGCCGTTGCCGGACATGTCCCGCCATGTCGACAGGCCGGCACCGTCGGTGACACCGGAGATCTGGACGGCGTCCCACCAGGCCATGTAGCCGGCGACGGACGGAAACGTGATGGCGGCCCCGTAGACCGCCACCGAGCAGGCCGCCCAGCGGGAGCTGGCCGCGAACCCGACCGTGGGGGCGGGGGTGGCGCCGCTGACGTTGACAAGCTTCTCCCAGGCGGTCATCTCGGGCGCCGCCCCGTTGACGGTGTTGGCGCGCTGCACGAACCCGGCCGCGGTGGTCAGCGGGGCCGGGTCGGCGGCGCCGCCCCAGGCGCCGCAGCCGGCCAGCCAGATGTCGCCCTGGCTGGCGGCGATGGATGGCAGGGTGCCCGTCGCCGAGGTGGTGGCGGTGCTGCCGGCGAAAGCGGGGGTGTGGACGCCGGTGACACCCCGGTAGGCGGCCAGGCAGGCGGTGCCGGTGGCGGCGGCGGAAACGTCGTAGGTGAACGTGTAGGAGCTGGGGTCGCCGGCGGTGACGGTGTGGGTCCACAGCGCCGCCCCCGACGCCCCGCCCGACAGGCTCGACCCGACCTGGGTCCAGCCGCCGGGGCCGCTGATGCTGCTGGTGCCGCCGGAGAAGAACATGGCGACGAGCAGGTCGCCGTTTTGGGCGGCGCCGGGGACGGCCAGCACGGTCGAGGCGCCGCTGGTGGTCGCGGAGGTGGAGGCGACAAACCCGATGGTCGGCATTCGCCAGCCGCTCGTTCTAGGAGGCGACGGGCAGGGTGACCGACATGCCGCCGGCGGGGATCTGGAAGTTCTGGCCGGCCAGGATGGCGCCGGCGGTGATCGACCCCGAGGCGATGAACGTGCCGCCGGAGGACGAATCCCACAGGGTCATATGCGTGTAGGTTTCCGAGGTGGACACGGTGGTCCAGTTGATGGCGGCACTGTTCGAGGTGGACCCGCCGGAGGGGGTGGAGAACGTGCCGCACGCCTGGCGGACGGTGTTCCCGGCCGGGTTGGCGGTACCGGCCGAGCCGGGCGCCCCCACGTGGAGTTTGACGTAGGTGACCGAGAAACCGGAGAACGGGGTGCCGTTGAGGATCAGCCCCAGGATGCTGTTGGCGACCCCGGTGGAAACATTGTCGGCCATTAGCGGCTCCTCATGTCAGGTAGGCGTCCTGCCAGGTGGCGGTCACGTTGGTGGCGCCGGTGGTGGCGGTGCCGGACAGGGTCATGGTGGTGGTGTTCGGCGCCGGCGGCACCCACTGCCAGGTGGACCGGGTCCAGTCCAGCGATGACAGGCGGGGTTTGGCCGGGTCGCCGTCCAGGTAGACGGTGCGCGCCCCGGTGTCGATGTCGATGTAGTGGCCGGCGGCGACAGTGAACGACGACAGGAACGCCAGGTGCCATACCGGCGGCAGGCTGGGCGTGAAGGTCAGGTCGGCGCCGGTGACCGGCCCGGTGATCTGCAGCCGCGGCCACACGCCGGTGTCGCCGGCGGCGCTGATATCGGCGCCGGCGCCGGCCGGGGTGGTCGAAGCGGTCTGGACGGCCGGGTCGTAGACGTAGGGGTCGGCGGCGATCCAGGCGAGGTGGATGTCGCGCTGGTAGGGGCCGGCTACCTGCCAGGCGTACCCCGCCGACCGCAGAGTGACGGTCCGTTCGGCGGCGCCAGACCGGTCCAGCACATAGTGGAGCACCGGCCGGGCGGAAGGGACCATGAACGGGGCGAAACTGGCGGCGACGGCGTCGATGGTGGCGCCGGCGCCGGTGAGGGCGGTGATCTGGGCGGTGACCGGCCGGCCGCCGAACAGCTGGGTGCGGTCATCGAGGCCGTCGCGGTCGGGACGGCCGTTTTTGACCTCGCGGATGTCGGGCCAGCCCAGGTCCAGGTTCTGGCAGACGTACCCGGCGGCCAGATCCTCGAGCTGCACGGTGGCCGACCCGAGAACCAGCCAGGCCTGGCGGACGCAGGTCATATTGATCCGGTCTGGACGGCCCAGGCGGCCCGGCGCATGAACAGGTCGATGTCGAGGGTGTCGGCGAAATGGGCTTCGTTGACGACCACGGCCGGGCCGCGGGGGACCTTGTCGATCGGGGATATGACCTCGCCGGCGTGGGCGAATATCAGCCCGTCGCCGGTGATGAGCCCGCCCGCGGCCAGGGTGGGGATGTGGGGGATGTCGGGCACGCCGATGGTGATCCCGCCGATGTGATGGCCGAACACGCTGATCCCGGGGATGGTGAACTGCAGCCCGTTCCACACGTCGATGATCTGGTTGATGGCCCAGATGAACCCGTTCACGAGGCCTTTGAAAATGTCGATACCGAGGCGGGCCATCCGGCCGGGCAGTTTCACGAAGAAATCGACCAGTCCGTTCCAGACACCTTTGATCCAGTCGACGGCGGCTTTGGCCCCGTTTTTGATGGTGTCCCAATGTTTGTAGATCAGTGCGGCGGCGATGCCGATGGGACCCAGAATGATGCCGAGCAGGTACGGCCAGTTGTTTTTGATCCAGTCCCACACCGCTTTGGTCGCCGTTTTCATGGCCGCCCAGATGGTGTTCCAGTTGCGGTAGATGACATAGCCGATCGCGATCAGGGCGGCGATGCCGAGCACGATCAGCCCGACGGTGGCGATCAGCGGCAGACTGGCGGCGTCGGCGGCGGTAGCCGCAGCGGCCTCCTCGTCGAGAGCGACGGTGGCGCCCTCGGCGGCCACGGTGGTAGCCGTCTGGGCGGCGGCGGCGCCCTCCTGGGCGGTCTTGAATTTCCCGAAGATGCCGCCGACGCCGTCGACGACCCCCCCGAAGACGGTCATGGCGGCGCCGGCGGCGGTGATGGCCGGCCCGTATTTCTGGCCGAAGGCGGCGGCCTGGTCCTCGACGTGGGCGGTGATGGCCTTCAGGTGCCCGGTGAAGGTGTCGGCCGCCGCCGAAGCCTGGCCGGACAGTTTGGCGGAGAGCTGGTCGACGGCGGACGCCTGCCCTTGCCCGGATTTTGTGGCCGCGTCCTGGGCGTCGGACAGTTTCTTGTGGGCGTCGACGGCGTTGGCGGTGGCGTCGCGGACGGCCTGCTGGGCGTTCCGCAGCCGGATGGCCTCGGCGACGGTGAGATGTTTTTTGCCGGCGTCGATGGCCTCGATATCCGCCAGGTGCTGTTTGGCGGCGGCCAGTTTCCGGTCCGCCGACTCGGACGCCGCCGATGCCTTGGCGACGGCTTTGGTGGCGTCCCCGGATTTGGTAACAGTGATCCCGAACTCCTTGAGGAGTTTGGTGTTGCCGTTATAAACCTTGCCGAGTTTGGTGGCCGCCTCGGACAGGCCGATATGTTTGGCGGCGGCCAGGTCGGCGGCGGTGTTCAAAAGCTGCAACGCCTTTTCGGGGGAGCCGGTGGCCTGGGTGAGTACCCGCAGGGCGTCCTGGGTGCTGTTGGCGGTCTGCCCGAACTTCTCCTGGCTTTTGACGGCCTGCTCGATCTGGGACTCGTAGTCGTCGTAGGACTTGCCGGTGGCCTCGATCGCGGCCTGGAGCTGCTGCTGGGCGGCCTGGTCTTTGGAGCCGATCGCGGACAGGCCCACCCCGGCGCCGGCCGCGATACCGCCGGCGCCGATCAGTTTCTGGCCGACCCGTTTACCGTGCTCGCCGAGCTGGGTGAGAGCCTCGTCGGCGGCGGCGATGGCCTCGCCGAACCCGGCCAGCACCCCGGTCCGGTTGAGGACGCCGAGCATCCCCTGGAACGAACCCCGGATCCGGCTCGAGGCCGACTCGGCCTGTTTGGCGGTGTCGTTGAACGACCCGGCCAGCCCTTTGGTGTCGGCGAGGACTTTGACGACGATCGACGGGCCGGCCATCTATCGCCTTTTGGATGCTTTCTGGATTTCGCGGGCCTCGTTGGCCATGAACCGGACGAAGGTGGCGTAGGTGACATCGTCGAGCTGGTCGACTTCGGCCGGGGTCATATGCCAGTACCTGCAGAACGCGGCGAGGCCGTCTAGGACCCGCCGCCGGTAGGGTCCAGCTGTTCGGCGGCCACGAACTCCAGTTCGGCGATCCCGGCCCGGTCCCACAGTTCGGCGGCGTCGGGCAGATGCCCGGCCCGGGCGGCCCGGCGGTGCAGCTCGGCGAACGCCATCACCTGGAACCGGGCCGGTTCGTCGTCGTCGTCGGCCAGCAGGTCCGTCAGCGACCGGCCGGTCGCTTTTTTGAGTGACCGGATGGCTTCGGCGGACAGGCGCAGCGGGTGGTCGGCGCCGACCTCGATCGGCTGGTCCAGATATCCGTCAGTCATGTACGGCGCTCCCGTTGTCGGTGCTGTTGGTCCAGATGCCCGGGGTGGCGAACAGCCGGGTGAGGGCCACCGAGTAGTCGGCCGCGGCCCGCGGCGCCAGATCCCGGGCGGCCGGGAACAGGTAGCGTCCGCCCGGCCGATATTCGCGGGTCGATTCGTGCGGCGAGTGGCGGACGCCGCCGAACTCCACCCAGCCGGCGTAGGGCACGTTGGCCCGGCCCATGCGGACGGCGCCGCCGGTGCGGGTCCGTGACGCCCGTACCGTCCCCTCCAGCCGTGTACCGGAGGCCCTCGGACCGCTCCCGGTCCTTGTGGCCGACCGGGTGCGGGCCACGATCGGCTGCACGGCCTCGTACCCGGCCTGGGCCATGGCCTTGTACAGCGGGCTTTTTATGTCGTCGGTGAGCCGGTTGATGTCCCGGCGTAACGCTTTGGCGCCGACAATCCCGACCAGCAGGGCGGCCATCAGGCGTGGATGCCGGCCGCCCAGGCCGAACCGGTCCAGTTGGCGGCCAGCAGATCGGCGGTGACCACATACTGGCCGGTGGTCCACGCGGTGGCCGGGCTGGCCGTGATCCCGGTCAGGGCGGCCAGGTTGGCGGGGGTTGTGGCCCCGGTCGGCGTGAAAAACCCGGGCGTGCCGGCGGTGGCCCCGGTGGCGGTCACCCCGGCGGTGCTGCGGGTCGGCGGCGCGGTCATGATCCAGTCGATGTCGACCTCGCTGGCCGCGCCGGCCGCGCCCCCGAATATGGTGTACGGCTGGGGGATGGCGAACCCGGAGAACTGCGGGTTGGTGGTCGACACCGCCCGGGACGCGTATGGCCGAACTTTGAACGGCACCGGGGTGCCCGACGACTGATAGTTGGCCAGCGCCGCGGACAGGGTGGCGTCGGTGGCGCCCGGGTCGAATGCCTGCACGAACTTGGCCTTGAAATGCCATTTGACCGGCCCCGGATAGTCCTGCACCCCACAAAATGTGGTGACCTCTATCGGCTTGTTTTCGGCCTCCAGGCTGACTTCTTCGGCGAGGCATTTGAGGTTGGCGCCGCCGACTTCGACGTAGGTGTCGGTCATCATTACCGGGGTGGCCGTCGGCGCCGCCGGGTCGGCCAGCGGTGTCGGGACGTCGAGGGTATCTATGTCGGACAAGGGTTTTCCTCCTTCACATGCGGATCTCTAAGGCCAGCTCGGCGGTGAGCACATCGATGCCCGACACCGTCAACACCCGCCAGTTGCGCCACTCGACCGGTTTGGCGTGCTGCACCGCGGCGACCAGAGTCGGGTCGGCTTCGATGGCGGTAGTGGCCGTGTCGAGCAGCCCGTCGAGAGTGTCGCCCTCGCTCACCCCGACGGCGGCGAGCACGCTCAGGGCGGCCAGGTCGATGGCGAACGTCGGGTTGTGTTTGGTGACCGTGGCCGGATAGTTGACGACCAGGGCGGGCGGGTTGAACGTGGCCGGCGGCGTGTCGAACACGGTGACAGTGGATGCGGTGGCCGCCTCGAGCACCTCGACCAGGGCGGCCGCGGCGGCGGGCCGGTCCCAGCTCACCCGAACACCATCGGGCCGACGGTGGCGTACAGGGCGTCGACGTCGGGGTCGCCCCGTCCGACCCGCATGGCCCCCATGTCCCCCCACGAGATGGTCCCGTCGATGCTGTCGCGGCGGCGGTACAGGCGGGCCGCGTGCATCAGGCAGGCCTCGTGCGCGGCGTCGGGCAGGGTGCCGTCATCGAACGGCGGGACCGGATACTTGTAGTTCAGGCGGCGGTTGCCGTAGTCGACCGCGGCGGCCAGGGCGGTAGTGATAATGGCGTCTTCGGTGCTGTCGGGCTGCAATCGCAGAACCGACCGGACCTCCTGCAGTTTCGGCCAGTAGGCCATCAGGGGGTCCCCCATTTCTGCACCGTCCAGGCCATCAGGTGTAGGTGAACGTCACCGCGTTCGACGTGCCGTTGGCGCCGACGACGGTGACCTGGACAGTGCCCGGGGACATC